TGTTGTAGCACTCGATGCAACTATTGGAGTCCATGTCGAAGTATTCCCAGAAGTGTCTATAGCTTGCACTCTAGCAAAATAGAGTTTTTCAATTGTAGTAGTTGTAGTTACTCCGGTATTTGCATCAATATTATTTGTTGTTTCAGAGTTTTGCGGAACATCTAAAGTTATAACATTTGATGCCGAGAATCCAGATAGATAGGGCGTGGCATTACCAATTATTGAATATATAGAACCACTTTGACTAATATCTTCAGGAAGATAAACTTGATAGTTATAACCCCTTAAATCTGAATCATTTGCCGGATTAAAACTAATCATTATTGATTTATAATTTCCGACTATTACCAGATTGCCTAATTCAGTAGGAATTGTTAGATCACTAGGAATGGTAAATCTAATTGCCATTGTTGGGTCAAGAGCTACATTGAGGTCTCCATCTTTTGGCTTTACGGTAAGCAAATACTGCTTACCGGGTTTAAGATTTTGAATTGTTTTTTTAATTATTGCCATTATTGAACTCCACCTATAGAATTAAATGATAGATCAGGATTGATTATCTGTTTTTGAAGTGTTGGATAGAGATTTTTTAAAAAAGTTATTTGACTTATTTTAATCATAGAATCAGCAGACAAAATATTTTTATCTTGCAGTGTTTCAATTTCTATATTATATTCTGTATATTCTAAATCTATTTTTTCAAAAATTATAGATTCTTTTTCTCTATCAGAATAACAATCTATAGTATACCAGTCAAGAACTATTTTTTCTGTATCTGATGCCAATACCTGTTTAGTGGATATTCTAACCTGAATTTTTCCATAACTTGGACCGACAAAACCATAAATCCTTATTTTCGGACCACTAAAAGTTGATGCTGCTTTTGCCCCAGCAACCGTAGAAACACCATCGACCCAATCTATACCATCGTTGAAATAGGCTAATTTATAATATCCGCTAGAAGTTCTATTAATTTCTGTACCATATAGATCTATACTCGAAGGGGTCGCACTATAATAAATACTATAACCGGGAGAGCTTTCCTGCCCATTTATAGTAACGTCTGGATACTTAATATATTCAGATATAGTGTTCCCTCCAGATGTAACTGGAGTAGCATGAATATATTTTATGTAATCTGAACCATAATACAGACTATATTCACCAATAGGTCTTTTGTCTTTTTCATGGCTTTGAACTGATTTAAAATAAAGTATTCCATCTTTTATAACAGAAGTTGTTGGAATTGGAACGTCTACCCCTAAATCCTTTACACCTTCATAGACAACGATATAAGAATGATCTTGTTCAACTTTTAGTGTTGAAGTATTATATACATAATTGATTTCTTTATTGCCCAAATCTACAAAAAGCCAATCATTTTTATTTATATATTCTTTTACTTCCCCTATTTCAATACCGTCTCTTTAGAGGCGGTGTTATATAGTTTTTGACAATTGGAGAAGCTAAAAATGAACTTGTATTATTTAAATATTTAAACCATGTCATATTAAATCTCTACGTATAATATTTCAAAATCATATTTATCCTTAAAACTATCTGGTATATCAATACTAATATTGACATCTGCAACTGGGACTCCGCCCTGTAGTATATCAGGTTGATAGGAATCAATACTAATTGTGATCTCATCTGCTGATGCGTTAAGCCCTATTTCATTTCTTACCGTTGTATAATCTATATCTAAGGAGCTTATTCTTAATGAACCATCTACCCCATCATGTGAGTGCGTTTTAATTTGAACACCATCAATTTTAGCATTATTTTCAACTGAAATATTTCCATTAATAATTCCTCCTGATCTTAACAGATACTGCGGATGACTATCGCCGCTTAAGTCATCCAATAGAGAATGGCTAGATTGTAAAGAACTTGAGTGTAAACCATCTACATATATATTTGATAACAAACTAGCATATCGAGAATCGACATTACTGGTTACTATTTTTGCTTTTTGAATTGCCTTTATACTTAATTGAGATATATATGAAGTGTATTTTCTTCTTTGTGTTATAGATTGATAAATCAAGTCTATTTTTTGCGAAGTTGAGTTTCTTCTCTCTAATAGATCTGTCAAAACAGATTTAAAGTTACCTTCCGCTGAAAGAACTGCTATAGCCACTTCTTCGGAAAGTCTCGGCATCTCTGCTACCATTTGACTTGTTCTTAAATCTAGTGCGAAGTCTGATGTTACTTTCGTTTTAAATCTTAAGGCTGGACCAAGATAACTTTGGTAAAAAACATCACAATGTGTTACCAAATCTTTATGCAGCGAATCTAATTGACTATCTATTGAAGTTGTTAATGAATTTACTCTGATCGAAAAAAATGCTTGAAATTGAGCGGCTTGCTTTTTAGTTGTTTTATCCACTTCGGCTTCTGGGATACCTGTTGGCGATGCTGTGATTGCCTTCGTAAAGAGTTCCTTATAGTGGGTTGCCATTTTGAGCCAGTATAGATAGTATGCTGCGACTTGTTGTTGTGCTTCATCTTCATAATCTACTCCGAAATCTTTGATTAATGATAGTTTTATATTTGTTACTTCATTTAATAAATATTTAATTATTTCCCTAAAATCATATATATGACCAAAACTAGAATTGGAAATTAAGTTATCATATTCTTTAACAAATTTTCTGTACCCCCTTGTTTGTACATCTTCGGCATATATATATTGATCGAAGCATATGAAGCTTGGTGTTGGATATCTAAGTTCACCAAGATAGTTTTCTATCTCTATTTTTGGAAAAGAATCTTCTTTTTTATTTATTTCATTCCAAATATAGATATGCGATTCTTCTAGCTTGGGATTATTATATGGGCTAAGATTTATTTGTCTTAAAAGATTTTCTAAATTTTTTAAGAATGTATTCATCTCAATAAGTGTATTGTTTGTTTCTTTTCTTAATGATCCCAAAGGAACCGAATAGGTCTGATCATCACCATATGTTGCCGTAGAGGCTAATCTTAATGCAGCGTTTGACCCTAAAGATTCTGAACTACTCAAAGAAGATGATTCTTGGATATTGTAATCAAGACTTATCTTTTGCTCAGAACTATTTTCTTGAGATATGCTGTTTATGTTTGACATATTTTACCTAAAACATTTTTCTAGAAGTTTTTTTCAATGGTCTACCTTTTCTAAAGGTAGGTAGTAAATTTTGATTTCTTTTGGTCGTGACCATAATACTATCTTTTTTGTCATCCTCATAATCACCCTGTTTTTTCTCATACTTGGGCATGAAAAAAGTATTTGAAAAACTTTCTGTATTTTTCGCAATTTTTAATTTACTGAAATCTCCATAATTCTGAGTTATAGATAATAATGCTAACATAAGGGCATCATGCGCGTGGTCGACAGCAGACCCTCCAGCTTCAAAAACTGGTCTTCCAGATTGAGTGGTTCTAACTACGACATAAGATATTAATTGTAAATACATTTCTTCGTCAGAAGCTGGGAATAATAATTGTTCCCTTTCAAGATATTGAGTTAGGTTATCAACCATATATGGTTTTATTTCCTTTTTAACGGGGAGCTTAGTATATGGATCCCTTATTTCTATGCTCTCACCAAACCCAATACCCTTAACTCTATCCCTTAACTTAGATCCAGGATTTTCTGTTCCATATTTTCTAAGCAGTTCCACCTGAGTATTATGCAATATTAACCCGTTGCCAACAAAACTATGAGTGCCCTCTACCTCAATGTCCACTAAACCGGAAACTTCTCCAATATATTCTATTTTTCTAATCGGCATGTAGATAAACTGGTCATCGCTTTTAAAGCTACGCCTGTCTATTCTCGGTTCGTTCCCCATCTGACATCCAGTCAACTCCATAAATTTAGAACGTATATATGTATCCCCACCAATGTCTATACGCCATTTATCTTTATGCTGTGGTTTTCCTTTCCTGGCAGAATAAAAAGATACCGGTATATCAAACGTTTGTAGCAATAGTCTTACCTGGTCCAAAAGCATTATCGATGTTAGACTTAGTTCAAAAGCATTGTCTTTATTTAAATGGCCGTCCCCACAAAGTAATGTACGAACTATTTTTATTGCCATTTTCGGATAGGTCATCAACTCTTCTGGAATTTTTTTATTATGAGAACCTCTTCCCATTAACTTACCAATAGCATCTGCGAATATTGTAGAACAAACATAGAATCTTTCTATCTCTTTATATGTTTCTTTTCTTTTATCTACTCTCAAACAACTTCCTGGTTCAACTCCAGAAATATTCTTCAAAACTCTTCTTATCTCTTCTAAAATTTGTAGATCATCTGTATTCTGTGAAATTTCCACACTTTTAGTATCTGCTGAACCTTCAGATAAATACCATCCAGCAAAAGATAAGAAATCCTCAGACACTAAATCTATATATCTGTTAACCTTATTTTGATATCCATTAGAATTTGGACACCATACTTTCTTATCGTCATATGACCCGGGATCCAACTCCAGCAACTCGACAATATCTATTAAGGTCTTAGCTGGCTTAAGATTTAATTTGGGCAGCGCTACAAAATCACCGACACTCAATTCAGTAATATTTTTCCAAGTACCATCTATAGTTAAGAAAGGGTGAGTATTACTAACTTCAACTGGAAGTGTTTTGTGAACCTTTACTCTATAAGTTGGCTTCGACTCAACCTTAACCACCTTATCTAAAACTTGATGATATTGACCATCACTAGTAAGAACCATATCCCCAGGATGCACATCTATAATTTTTTTAACAGAATCTTTTAAGGTGATCAAAGTGTCAGGAGAAACACATTCACCATAACCACGGTCAACATAAATATGTCTAGGATTAAATATCTCATTTAATTGGACAATTCTATTTACTCCGTTTGTTAAAGTGTATTCAGATTTATCAATTTCTTCCCTATATACAAGTCTAACTTTTCCTCTAAATCTTTCATCTTCATAATTATCATTACAAGCTTCAAGCACAACTATATTTGTACCTGCACCATATTTGTCCCAATCAACACCAATGGTATAAAAACCTCTAGCTGATTGTATTTCTGGAGTATAGTTCCAAGATGGTTCTATGAAAGCTTTATCAACATATTTCCTAGGATAGACACCCTCGGAATCCTCACCCCAGTCTGCCTCAATTTCATGACGATAACCTGTTTCGGTATATTGTTCCCTAAATTCATCTTCTTGTTCTTTATTGAAATAAGGGTTGCAATATGACGGAAAATAATACTCGGTAAATCTGTCCGATCTACACCATTCCCAGAACCTTTCCCTTCTACCAGTAGGGGTTGAGGCTCCAATTAAAACTTTATCTATTTGATCTTCTGCTGTTTTCTGCAACATCGCATATAGCGCATCGAGATCGTCTACGTGCATGTAATCCATCTCGTCAAGTACAATAATATGTGCTTCTTGACCACGGGCTACATCTGATTTACCACCAGATCTCATTCCAGAGGTAAAGAATCTAATAGTGGATCCATTAGAAAACTGAATCATAAACTGAGGACTCGTTACACTTCTTATTAGAGAAGATCCAACAATACTGTTCTTGGAAGCCAGTCTTTTTATCTCTTCATAAATAAGTTCAACTTGAGTTTTCATCGGCGCTATAACTAAACATCTTCCATCTATATGGGTATAACTGTAGTGAAGTAAATAAATTGCTAATGTAAATGTTTTTCCGTAAACGACGACCAGCTCTTAGCACTTTTCTTAAAGAGGGGTCTCTAAGAATTATTGTTTGATATACTCTAGTTTCGACGCCAAGAAAATGCTTTGCCCATCTACATGGATCTTTAGCTATATGTATATGTCTTTGTTGTTCAGCCGAAACTCCAAAATTTAAAAGTTCATTATCTATTTCAAATGGCTCATCTATTAACAATGCTAACTCTTTATTAGTAAATTCTCTACCAAGAATAGGAGTACCATCTGGCCAGTTTAGATGTCTAAGTTTATTCGCAAAAACCCATTCAATTCTTTTTATCTGTTTTATGTATTCTGGATCTTGAGCTTGGATAATCTCAAGTAAATCTTCTCTAGAAAGTTTTTCTAAATCAGCTCTAAACTTTTTTGTTTTATCGTTCATTATA